GTCTTTGTAATAAAGGATATATATCCTTCTATCTTACATAAGGTTAGTAACTTTAACTCTTCTGTAGTAACGGTTTGTGTTACGTGTAAGTGTTCCAAGTCCCTGTGTAGTACCTTGTGAGAATGGGTTCTCGACGATGCCGTAGCGAGTCTTGAATCCAATTTTTGGTTGGAATGTATCCTGACCAACTGCACGAACCATCTGTAGAGGAACGTATGGGCAGTAGAACAGTCCAGCGTCATAAGGTGAAGAACCTTTGTAACCGATAACGTAGTACTGATTAGCAGATACGTTAGCAGAATAAGGATCGATATACACTCTATACTTACCTTGAAGTACACCAGCAAATGTATTGCCTGTGTCATCTACGTTCAAGTTAGCATTAAGTGCAGGGGTGTAGTCAAGAACACCAGCCATTGTTAGAGCAGAAGCAACGTCAGCGGAGCAAAGGATCATGTTGCCCTTTCCACGACGAGTTCTTTGTGCGATGGCGTTTGCGTCTCTTTCGATTTGGAAGATCAAACCTTTGAACTTCTCAACACTCCATCTTCCGTTTGAGTCGGTATCGAGGTCGAATGTACCAGCAGCAGCAACGTTTGCTTGAGCACCAGGCTCTGCTACGTTGTAGATAGTACGGATGACTTCACGGTTGATCTCAGCAAGAATCTCAGTAGAAAGAATGTTAGCAAGTTCTGCTTCTGCATTCAATCCGTGGATTGCTTTCAAGTCTTGAGCGAGTTCTAGTGAGTACTCAGCTTTCAACGCACGAGATTTAGCAGTAACTGTTACTTTCTCGATGCTGAATGCCATCTGGTTGAACTGGTCACCAGATCCGTCTCCTAGATCTTCAGCGGAGTCTGTACGCATACCCTGACCAACGTTATAGTCAGTAGCGTTTGATTGAGCAGCAGTAGGATTAAGAAGTCCTGGATTAGAACCCTGCTGTGCAGTGGTACCTAAACCAACGTTGTTTGCACCTGTTGCGGTGAAACCACTGGTATCATCGAATCCATCAGGCTGTCCTGAGAATGCGGTATCTGCTTCGTTGAACAGAGCTTCTGTGCCACTCTGTGTCTTGTAGCGAGAACGCATTGCGAAAATTAGTCCAGTAGGACCATTCATTGGTTGAACGCCAGCAAGGTCATATGCGACCAAGTTAGGCATTGCTCGTCTGATTAGAGAAATCAATACGGGGTCGAAACCAGCAACTGGACCTGCAGCAGTAGCGTCAGCAGAGAAACCTGCATTGGCACCTGATTGGGTATTTACGTTGGGGGCTTCTGAAAGAAATTCACTCTCTTCACGGAGTTCTTTTTCTTGGTTTTCAAGCAGGATTGCGGTTACAGATCGACGATGTGCGTCCTTAATTGGATCTAGACCATCATAGTCTAGAATCGGTGCCCACTTCTCCTGCAGTTGTTCAGAATTGTACATCTGCATTTGAAATTTACCTCTTACGGATTTTGTTGTTTGAAATAATCATCTAAAAATCACTTTTTAGCAGCTCTAGAAAGCGTATTCAGATAGGCTTGCATTCTGGGATTAACTTCCTCAGAAATTACCTCATCAGTAGAAACCTCTTCTGAAAGATTTTCAGAGATGCTCTTTGGAGCACTAGTCTTACTTGGGAAATAAGATTCCTTAAGTGTTGCTAGTTTCTCACGATAGTCTGTCTCACTTTCAAACTCAACATTTTCAGCAAGAGTAGCGAGCTTGTCTTTCTGAGTGTCTGCAAGACCCTCTGCGACATCAGCAAATATTACATCTGCTGTAGACTCTGCTAACCTGCGATTAAGAGCAACATTGCGATCAATCTGCTCATTGAGTTTATTCTCCATTTCATCAAGCTTATCTACCATACTATTAAGTACATCATATTTTTCTTCAGGAATAGTTACATAATGTTCTTCAAATAGTGACTTCATACCTTCCATGAAGGATTCAGTCATTTCTGTTTTAAGACCTGCTTCTACTTGCAGAGCGTTTTCTTGGAACCACTCATCTGCAACGTATTCAAGGTAAGAATCTACTCTTTCAGTAAGTCCTGCTTTAATTGTGTCTAGTTCTTCTACTAGAGCATTAGCATAAGACTCTTGGAGTTCTTCTTTGATCTCACCAACCTTGGATTTGATTGCGGTCTCGAAAATTGTACGTGCCTTGTCTTGGAACTCTTCAGAAAGTTCTTCTCCTTCAAGAAGTGCCTGAACGTCTGCGTCAACGTCATAGGTTTCTTCTTCTTCGATTACTTCCTCTTCAGTAGTCTCCTCTTCGGCTACGATTTCTTCTGTTGAAGATTCTTCTTCAGCAACTACTTCATCAGTAGCAACTTCGTCTTCAGCAACTAGTTCTTGCCCATCTTCGATTTCATCAGAAACTGCTTCGGCTTTTGCTGCCTTTGCATTAACAACATCTCTTACTTGAGAAAGAGTTGATGCTGGATCTTTGAGTTTTGCTGAATCGTCATCTGGACGATAGTTTTCTGGGGTAGGTCCACCTAAATCTTCAACTGGCACACCACCTAGTTCTGATGGTTGAGCACTTGCTGCACCTTTAGTGACCTGGTTTTCTTCGATGTTTTCCATTTCGTGTTAAATAGCTACCTGGACGTTAAGAATCTATACTTATTTATAGATTTTTTAAATTTACAGATTATTTAGAAAATCGTTGAATAGACTCAACTTCTTTTCTTCCAATCTTTTTTGAGTAACCAATGTATTAATTGATTTCTTGGTTTGCTCTGCAAGTTGTTCACGAAGGATACCTCCTTCCCAAACCCACTCTTTTCCTTCCATAATTCCATTAACAAAAGCATCTGGTGCGGAAGGATCTGCTACTATATCAGCAGCAGTTGCTAGTTGGAAATCTTCACCAACTACTTTACAACCAGTATGATCTTCTTTAAGTGATCCAACTCCACGAGATGAAACACCTAACATAACACCTTCACCAAGTAAAGATTTTGCAATCTTACCCATAGGTGTTTCTAAAAGTTTTGCTTTTCCTTTAAAATTATTACCACTTTGTTCAAGTTGTGTAATTTTATGAGAGACACGATCAAGATTTACTGTAGGACCTTCGGGATGACCCAATTCTCCTAAAGCACGACCTTTTTTAATAAAGTTCTCACAATATCTACCTACTTCACGAGAAAGAGTTTCTACTGGATACATTCTACCATTACGGTTTTTGATTCCACCTTGTAGAAAAGTTCCTTCAATGTAAAGTTGCTTTTTAGCACCTCTACCTTCAGTAATAATTTTTACTTGAGAAATTTCCTCTGTGATTAGTTTCATTGTTCTTAATTTGTGTATCCGATAGCAGCAGCTTTAACTCCTGCGTTTGCAGCAAAGACACCATTTAATGGTTCCTTTTCCAATTCAACTACTCCACCACCTGGTAAAGTAAATGAACCAAGAGTTGATCCACCAACTTCTTCAACTAGAGTAACTAAATGAGCATTGGCGGTTGTATTTACTACACGAACCAACTTTGCATTACTAAAAATCTTAGCACCAGCAGTATTAGTGCCTAATGCTGCTTCTTCGCCTTTTAATAATAGTCTAGCCATCTTCGTTTGATTCCTCTGGTTCTACTGTAGTTTCATCACCGACTTCAGTTTCTGCTCCTGCTTCAGCATCACCAAACATTGAATCTGCAACCACTGGTTTAGCATATTCAAGGCGTTCTGCTGACTTCGTGTACAATATATCTTTTATTCGATCAGATACATCATTTGCACTTGCATCAGTAGCAATCAAATCCACAAGATCTTCCATAAGATTAAATTATAGTAAATATATACCTATATTTATAACTCGGCCTTCTTAGTGTCTTTTTGATACTGTGCATCAACTGCTTGTGCTTGTGCTGTTATATCTGGATCCATAGGTTGTTCACCCATTGACATAGGATCAGCAGCCATATTTGGATCCATATTTGGATCCATATTTGGATCACCTTCTGGAGGTAATGGTTCTCCAGTTATTGGATCTAATGATGCTGGATCAGGAATAATTCCTTTTTCAATTTCATCCTCAATTTGCATATCAATTTCTTCTATTTCTGAATCTGTTTGACGTAAAACTTTTTTACGAACATATTCGGTGGAATAGTACTTGCCAATATAAGGTTCAATTGTTGCAAGTGAATTTAATCTTCCTTCTAATAATTCAGTTTCTTTTAATTCTGCAAATTGATTATCATACAAGAAGTCATATTGAATATGCTCTTCCATTACATCCCAATCTTCAGGTGTAACAATATTCTTTAGAATTAATTGAGTTTTAAGAAAATCATTAAACATTGCTGCAAAACGCTTTCTTAAACGTCCTACAAACTTAGCAAACTTAAGTTCATCTCTTAATATTTCTGATGACCTTCCTAAATTAAATCCACCATCTGCAGCAATTCTAGATTCAGGAACACCCAATGCTCTATAAAGTTTCTTCTGGAAATATTCAATATCAGCAAGTTCTCCAAGATTCTGTCCACCTGGAAGTGTTGTGATTTCAGTTCCTCTACCACCTTCTCTACGTGGTAACCAGAAATCTTCCATCATACTCATAAATTTACGGTCATCACGAATTTCACCAGTATTCGCATCGTAAACTAACTTATTTCTATAGCGAGACATTACCTCTTTTAGGTACTGTTCTGCCTTTACCTTTGGAAGATTACCAACATCAATGTAGAATATTCTTCTTTCTGGTGCTCTTGATAATCGGTAGATAACAAGAGAGTCCTCAATCATTCTTAATTGATTAAGTGCCTTAATTGCTTTATGGAGATATGAAAGAACTCTATTCTTATTTCTATCTACTAAACCAGATGTACATTGGGTAATAGAATCTTTGGCAATCTTAACTTGACCTTTACCAGAACTAGAAACCATTCCTGTAGGATAATTTGGTTTATGAGTATAAATGTAATACTCATCAAATGTTGGATTTGGTACTGCGTCTTTATTTACTTGAAGAGTTGTTAAATCTTTATTATTAGGTTTCTTTTCTTGACGAATATATTTAATCTTCATAGGATCAATATATCTAAGATCCTGTATACCATCTTGTGGATTTTTTTGATCAATAACTTTTAAGTAGAATAATCTACCATCAATATACCAATTACGAAAAATCTCATGACACTTCCTATCAAAGTCCATGAGTTCTTTTAAATACGCAAATTCTTCACGCATTCTTTTCTTTATACCATCACTTGCATTTAAATTTGATAATTCAAGTTCTACAGGAGAGTCGTATAGATCACTAACAATTGCTTCATTAACAACATCCTCAATAGCACCATCCGCTTCTGGATGGAGTGCCATTTCTCTGTACCTTTTTATTAATTCATGCTCTGAACGATACGCCCCTTCAATATCTACATACTGACCATAAAATCCGCTTGCAATATAATTATCAACCCCATCCTCATTGTTTTTAGGGACGGGGGATATTAAAGCGGATTTTTTCTCGGTATCCTCAATTGAAAAACCAAAGAGTTTTGCCATAGTATAACTGTTTTCCTACTATTATAGCACTATTTAGTTAATGTCGTCACCACCTGCTACAGGACTAACTCCTTTGATAACTTCCAGATACTGAACCTGTAACTCAACAGTAAACTCTTGAATTCCTGTGGCATCGTATGAAAGTTCAATAGGACCAACCTGTGTTGGGAATGTGTCGAAGAAACGATAAGACCTTAGTGATTGTCCATCACGATCAAGTTGATAAACATAACAATCTGCTTGATAATCAGCAGGATTAACTGCTCCAGTATTATCAGAAAGACGATTGATTACATTCATCCATCTTTCAAATGCAGATCTGATTGCAAAGTCTGTATCGTTAATAACGGTTATAGACCAAGAATCGAATGTTCTATCTCCAGCAATCTTTAAGATTCTTCCTCTGAAAGGAACATCTATTTGCTGAATGTTTGATGCTGGTAACCTTGCCGCTTTTACTAAGAATCTTGATTTATCAAGAACATCAGTAGGAGGTTGTGCTAAATCTGGGAATGTTAGTACAACCTCGAACAGATTGGCACGAGCACCGCCACCTGTCAGCTTGCTTTTGAAGTCTGAAATCGTCCTTAGTGGTGGTGGATTGACTTGATTTCTAGCCATGATTGATTAAAACCTCTTAATTAAAC